TCTCTAGCAATTCCACTTGATATAGCCTCACCTGATTCTGAAATCATATCCCATTTTAGAGCTTCAATTGCTTTTGCTTCCCACGCTTCTTTTTCAGATTTACCTGCTTTAATAGCATCTTCAAATGCTTGTTCTATTCTTTGGGTTTTAAACTCAAGAATTTCAGCTCTTGTTCTTTCAGTTCTACCAAAATCCATATGAGGGAAATACTCTTCAAACTTTTTTGCACCTACTTCTTTAAATGGATGTTTCTTTCTGTATTTGGCACGAGAAGATTTCCAATGCCCATCAGATATTTTCTTCTCTAATGCATATTCATAATTGAACTTTAATAATGTTTCTATAGGTACAATCTCAAGCCCTTGTCCTTTAGCTGCAGGTTCAAGTGCTGTTCTAAAGAAATGCTGCACATCAATAGAACCATCCTTATTGTACTTTATATACTTATCATTCTTAGGTGAATGGATCCATTTATCTGATACTTCTTTGAATACCTTTGTATACTTATCACTAATAAAATCAATAGCTGTATCTATATCCATCTCTTTACCTTCAATCTTAAACTTCTTGTTCTTGATTTTTTGGTATGTATCAGTAGATATATATTCTTCACCTTGTCGTTTAGATATAACTAAATCATTAAGTGCTGTACTATTTTCTATAGTCAATTCTTTTCTGAATGAGAACTCTTTATCATTCTTATCCTGTATCTCAGAAATATACTTATTCTCTAAAGTATGTATTCGTTGGAAGAACTCCTTCATGGCACCTGCTGTACTCATGTATTTCTTTACTTCTTTAAACTTAATAGAGCCATCTCTTTGTAGAACTGGTTTATCAAAAGATGAGAATAATCTTGCATCTCTCAATAGCATTGCTTCATCTATAGTTCTTGGGTCTGCTCTAAATATCCAATCAGGAACCTTACTACCCCATTTACCTGTTGAACGAGTTGATAAATCTTTAAGCCAGATATTAACTGCTTTAACATCCATAGCATTCATTGCATTTACATCTTTATAATAGCCAACAACATCTTTATGAAAAGAGGGAAACCAGTCATTAAAGTTTTTAGCAAACTCTGGATTCTTACTTAAATTGTCTTTCAATTCCCTTACATCAGCTAATTCTTTATCAGTAAGAGCTATGCTTTCTAAATCTTGTTTACCCTTAGTTTTAGGCTTTACTATATCTATGATTTTAATAGCTGTAGATTCTACAGATTGAGAAGGTCCAGTAGACAATTCTGGAGTGTTAATAAAATTGGATTTTAAGACGGTATCTGCAACATCTTTAGCATCCACCTTCATGTCTTTTATTCCAGCCTCATAGATACGATTAAACTCGCCAAATAGACCTTTTAAAGAGCTGTCTGGAATAGACTGAGATTGTATAGGAATTTTGCTTGGACCACCTATTCTTAAGCTGCTTGTTCCTCCTGCATCAAACGGTGATAACAACCATTGATTAAAATATTCTTTTAGGTATTCTATTGGAATGTTATTTTTCTCTGATGCCTTCTTTAAAGTGGGACCATTTCTAAATAACCTAACTTCAGTATCATATTCTTCAAGCTTAACTTTCCATATATCACTACCACCTTCTTTCCCTACATTCTCATAGATGTCTTTGATTCTTTTAGATTCTATAGATATAGGTAAAAGAATTTCTTCAACAACTTTTATTGCTTCATTGTGCTTCATTCCATTTGAAATTAGGCTTTTATATATATTGAATCCTGATTTAACTATGTTGTTATATGAAGCAACTGTATACAGAGAATTGCCTATCTTGTCTAAAATTAAATCTGTAGTAAACTTGGGTCCATCACCCCATTGATTTTTCATATTTATCAAGTCTATAATAGATTCTCTTTTACCTGTCTTTAGATTTACACTTGTCAAGTATGAATCTCCAGTAAGATTAAACTCTGTTCCTAATAAAACTCTCCTTAGTCTTTTTTTAAAAGCTAACTCTTGCTTGCTTAAGTTTTTATCTCCTAGCATAATTAACTTATTTACTTCTCTGTTAATAGAGTTTATCTTATCTAGGATGTTAAGATTGTAATTTGAACGCTTCCCTGTAGATACATCTGGAGATAAGCCTCCAGTCATATGTACTCCGTCTTTTTTCATTTGTGATAAAATGCGACTTGCCATATTCCCAAAGTCATTTTGATTTATAACCCTAACTGCATTTTCAACTGATGTTTCAAATGCATCTGCCTGCATTGACTTAGGGTTACCATCTTTTTCATATGACTTAGGTGCACTGTTAGCTAAATTCAAAGTAGCTTTAACTTGAGAGAAAAGACTGTCACTGCTTAATTTTTTAAATGCATGTTCAGTTAAGGTTAACTTTGGATTATTTTTAACATGATTAGGTATTTTAATCCACTTGACATCAAAAGCCTCTCTGAAAAGGATTTCTCTAACTTTAGAGTAGTCAATCTGTGAGGGATAATCAGCAGCATCTGCAAAACGGTTAACAACTTCCCTGCCTAATCTTCTTAGTTTTTCAATACCTCCAGGCTTTAATGATACTTCAAATTCGCCATACTTAAAATCATCATCTTTTTTAATCAATTCAACTCTATGTTTACCACCTTTTGCATTTACTGCATCTGCAAATGACATAATTATATTCTTACCAGTAATACCAAAGCCTAGTCCTTGCTGACCTCTAGCTGCACTCCTAGCCACCATCTTTCTCATAGATGGAGAGAATTTAGATGCTTTAGTTTTATAGGGCATTAATCTTGACGATAAAAGTCTATGCTCATAGGCTGCATTGTTATAAACTTCTTGAGATATTTTACCGTCTTTTAATTGTTTGCTTAATTCATTTAGATCATTAGCTGAATTTTCAACTTCCTTTTGTTTTTTTGCAAACTCTTTACCTATAAATAGCGAGTCAAATTCTTCAGCTTTTCCTGGGATATACTCACCATCCTGCTTATTGCCTTTTTGCCACTCGTATTTATTGTCCTTAAAACCTTGTTTAGTCTTGGCATCAAATCCTTGGTATAGAAAAGCCGAGTCTGAATCCTTATCTGCTCCACCCAAGTATTCATTGTCTTTTCCGTTGGTGTGGATACTAACACCTTTCTCACCAGTAAATCCACGAAACTTAAGGATGCGAACACCACTAGCACTATCAGCAGGTACCCGTATAGTGGTAAACTCAAGAGCACTTTCAATGTCTTTAATGTCGATGTCTTTATAGTCTTTTCCAAATTTCTTCCTTATCTCTTTAACTCTTCTTTTATGCTTTTCCTCACTTGTCTTAGATAATTTTTCACCTTTTAAGACTCTGTTTAAATTCCATAAATCCCAAAGCTTGTAATCTTTACCTTTAAATATGACATCGGGATTCCAATCCATATCTGCCATAAACTCACCTTCACTTATTTTAAACTCAGGTAGCTTTGGAGATAGCCATGCTTTAGCAGAATACTTATACTTGGGATATAAATATCTGTCTATAAAATATTTCATCATCACCCGTTCTTCATGTTTACGGGTATACTTAAATAACTTTCTTACACCATCAGATTCAAATCCTGCTGCTTCAAGGATTCTATTGTTACGCTGTAAGTATTGAGCCCACTGGTCTGATGTGTATTGTACATCTTCATAATCAGTAATCTCTGGATCTAAATCTCTATGTAGCTTATGGATCTGTTTTAAGAAGTGAGATTTAAGCTTCTGTATATTTTTGTTAGAACTATTAGAGTTTATAATCTTCCATACTGTACCTGCAGAAACATCATTGATATTTAACTTACTTAAACTTCCTTTACCTGTATTTGTATATGCAAGTACTGCTTGATTAGCTGAGTATGTACCATCAATGCTTGGTTTAAAGTAATTATTGAATACATGCTCTATATGTTCAGGACTAAACTGTGTATTATTCATTACACCAAATAGCTGCTTAACAAACTTTTGTCCTTTAAGAGCTGTATCAGGATTCTCTTTAGTTCCTAAATTTATTCTTACATCAGATTTGTTCATTTGTAATACTTGTTCAGGAGCGATTGATGACTCATATCCTCTCTCTGAATATATCATATCATGAACTTTTTGATTTCCATAATGTTTAGATGCAGATTTAAAGACCACCATGTCTAATCCTTTTGCATCCATAAAAGCCTGAAGCTTTGGACCAGCAACTCTACCAGCAGACTTAACAGCCATAACCCCACCATCTGCAACTTTAGCAATCATTACAGGTTTGTTCATTGCAGTTTCAGGAATCTTTGTATTCTCTGTAATTTCTCTATGAGTCTTTGTATTATAGAATACTGTACCATCAGTATCAGATGCATGTATCTCATCGATTGCTTTACCTCGCTCATCTACCATCTTATCAGAGAAGATACCATATTTATACTTACCTTCTAATTGCAATGGGAATGATTTATCATGGTAGAGCTGTTCTCGTTTATTCCAATCAACTACATTCTTAGAATAACCATCAGCCATTATCTCACCTAATCTGTCAAGGCTGCCACCTTTTTCATATAAACCATTTCTCTCTGCTTCAGCAAGTACATTAGACTTCCATGCTCTCTCATGCATTTTTTTAACAGTATCTATAGGACCTTCACCTGCATTTAATTCTAACTCAATCTTAAGGCTATCACTATAAGATTGTTTTAATTCTTTTTTGCTAACATGCCCACCTTTAACTAATGCATCAACAATTAATTTAATAGGGATATTAGAATCAATATGGTACTCTCTAATGTTTAGTAGACCTTTTTCTTTTACACCACCAAATATATATTTATTGTGTTCAGAATGTAGGTTTTCTTGCATTCTCCAGAACTCTTTGGGAGATACATCTGGTATTAAATTATTGGTGTCTTTGTCAATCTTTGAACCTAAAGGTTTAACAAGCTTGTAAAGAATTTCTTTAGGATTTTCTTTTACATTCTTTCTTACATATGCAAGTGTAGTGTAAGGCTCTATAGGTTGCTCTAAGTTGTCTGCAGGTCTATCAATTCTTTTATCCCCAACTTGCTGACCATCCATTTCTTGATGTGCTTTACCAAACTTAATAAAACCATCTGCATCTATAGATATAACACCTAATTCTTCAGGTTTATATGCATCTTGAGGTTGTGGTTCTTTTGCTTCACCTTCTTTAGGTTTAGCTCGTTCTGTTTTAACTGTAGTATCAGTGCCTACTTCGTTTTGACCTGGAACTGCATCAGGGTCTTTGATTACTTTAGAAACAGTTTCAAAACCATATGTTTGACCATTCCACATTTTATCAGCTTGCTCTCTATAGATAACTCCAAGCTCATCCATAGTAGGCTCTTTAGTGTTAAATTTATTTCTTGCTCTGTCTGATATGTAACTCTCTAGCATATCTTGAGGAACATTCTCATTATTCTTAATTACATATCTACGAGCAGATTCATTAACAGTGGCAGGCATATCTTTAACTGGACCAAGCCAATCACCTTCACCATTTAAAATGTAATCTTTTGTTTTCTTAGAGTAGTTATTCCATTCAGGATTTTGTTCAGGTCTAAAGAATGTCTCACCTGTTTTATCATTCCTTAGATTACTTATAAACTTTGTAGCTTCTTGCCTATATGCAGGTTGTGATGAATATCCAAAGTAACCACCTAAAAGTGTATTGTAGATAATCATCTCAATAGGGTCTCCATTTACAATAGAAGGAGCAGTTTGTAGAGATGCACCTAATGATGCTTTAAATACACCTTCTGCTTTCTTAACTTGTTCTGGAGTACCATTCTTTAATATGTTATTAAATCTTGTAAAATTGCCTATACCACCAAATGCACCACCTGCTAAAGCACCATGAACACCAGCATCAAATATTTGGTCTGGACCTTTCCAGATACTTGAAGCTGCAGATGCTGTTCCTAAATGCACTGCTTGCTCTGCTATACTTCTGGTAGCAGAACCTTTCTTCATAAATTCTAATGACTCAGCCCCAGCCTTAGCTAACCCTTTTTCAAAACCCTTTTGACCTAATCCACCAACTATCATAGGTATAGATTTCTGTCCCATAGATTGGACTAATCTACCTGCTGTTTTACCTGCAACCATTCTAACAGGTGCAGCTATAATGCCAGGTGCGAAACCTGCTAGATGCCCTAATGAATGAGCAATTGCCTCATATGTATTTGTGGGTTCATCTCCGATAGAGATTGTAGTAAAGCCTTCAAAGAAACCTTGTTGTAATTTGATTGCAGCTTTCTTAATACTGAAATCATCATCTTTAGGTTTGAAATCCAAGTTTTGAGATACTGCTATTTCTTGAAGTTCATTTACCTGCTCTGCTGTAAACAGCTCAGGGTTATATCTATATCGCTTTATTAATTCCTCTACCCTGTTCTGGTATTGAGGGTACGACATTTATTAAAGTCCTAAATTACTAAAGTCTAAAATATCATCGAAGTTTGTTGGACTTGCTTTATGAACCTTTTGAGCTATCTCTTTAGATCTTGCAACTGCTTGTGATTCTTTCATAGATGCAACTGCTGTTTTTAATCTATCACCTGCATTTAAAGTGCTTCCGTATTCGGCTGCTCTTGATAAACCTTGAGCTCCTGCACCATATGCTTTACCTGCTAAAGGACCAACTTTAGCTGCACCTTTAAGAAGTAAACCCCCTGCTGGTAGTAAACCACCTACAGTTCCAACCCCACCTGCAAACTTATCTATTCCACTTTCACCAAAGTATTTTTCCCCTGCAGATTCAGGTCTCCATGTATTTGGAACCATACCAAATGCTGCTGTATCTACAAGGTCAAATAAACCTTTGGATATAGGTTTTGATTCTACCTCAAACTCCTTGCCATATGCATAAGCTAGCTTTGCTATTTCTTCTTTTTGACTTTCAGTTAGTTTTTCAGGAGAGCTATGATATATATCTAAAAGATGGTTTAAGACCTCTTCGTTACCTGCTAATCCGCCACTTACTATTGATTTATTGTTTATGTTAATCATTTTACAACACCTTTTTTTAAAGCTTCAATTTTTTGGTCAATTGTCATGTCTTCTAATCTTTGATTTGAAAGAATTTTATTTAAAAGCGAATCGGTTAATGGAACACCTTCATTTATTTTTAATGGTGACGGAGCATCTCCCCATTTAAGTGAATTAGCTGCATCTTTTGCATAATCCTCTTTACCCATAAACTGTGTTGCATCAAATGCATCTTTTACCATTCCTAGTAGATTTACTGGATTCCATTTAGAAGCATTAGGGTCATCGAATCTTCTTTCATAATCCCACCTATCTCCCCATCCAGAAAATGTGCCTTTATTAGCCATCGATGTTTGGTAATTTTCTTTATTCCTTTTATTCTCAGACATGTCTAACTGCCTTTTATATAGCTGTTTATTAATATCTGAATTTTGCTCTTCTATGCTTATAGCTCTATCTAAGGCATTTTTTTGCATATCTATCTGCTGTTGCCTTAAATTGTTACTTGCATCTGCTAAACCTTTCTGATGCTGTCTTTGTCTCTCTTGTTGAATTGCACTTGTAATAGGAGAAAATATTTTATCTCCCCATACTTGTGGTTGAAATCCTACTGCCATTATAATACCTCCATATATTTATACATTATTTTCCCCATAATGAACCTGCAAGTCCTAAAGCTCCACCCCATAGTGCAGCCGCATTTGCATCTTGGGCTGCTGCATGATTATATTGCATGTTTGACCAGTCTCTATTACCTTGAGCTGCATATTGAGCTGCTTGATTTGCTTGACCTGTATTAAACATAGACTCTTGTAAACCTCTTTGGTCTATACCTGCACCTAACTGGCCTACCTGTCCATACATATTACCTGCACTATTCATGCCTTGTATTCCCATACCAAGTAGACTTGTTCCTTGACCTATTCCTTGTTGATATAAAGAGTTGACACCTTTATTTACTTGTTCTCCAATTCTATTAGTTTGAGAGTTTGCAAGTGCACTTCTGATAGCCCCAGAACCGACACCTTTGGCTGCTAACATTTGCTGTGTTTGTATATTCGCATTTGATACTTGGTCTGCTATATCTCGACCTAAAAACCCTCTTTGTGTTTTATAGTATTGTGAATTTGGATCTAAGAATTGGTTTCCTTGCCCTATAACATTTTGAGCTTGAGTATTTATGGCTCCTGCTTGAGTGTTTAGGTTGCCCATAGCTCCTGTAAGGTAATTATTAGGGCCACCATAATTTGATTGCCCTGCTGTATAATTCCACCCAGACCTATCCACTCTCTTCATAGCATCATTTGCATTACCCATACCCATTAAATCTGTTAACCAATTCATAATTAATCCTCTCTCTTAGAAATTGTCAATTCTGTTTCAGCCCATCCATCTTTAGTGTAGGCTTCTAATTTATACTTATTTGTTGTATTACTTTTAATAACTCTAATATCACCAATTTTACCTGATGATAAACTTCTATTGTCAGTAGCTGATTGATTCACAGCATTGATGATTTCATTTAAATCATCATACACTTGCTGTATTGTCCTATCTGCTGATAACGGGGCTCTTTTTTTACTTATCATCCCTGTGCCTTTATTAGTTTTAAGAATCTTCTCATAATAATACCTATAGATTCAACAAAATTGGGGGCTGCTGAACCCGTGGTAGCTGATGATGATATTTTTATCTGAACCCCTCTTTTAGTATCTTTAATTTTTAAAGATGCAATACCTGTATCATTGTCTGGCGTTCCAGTAGAAGTAGGGGCAGCTCCATCAAAGCCATATGTAACTGTAGGAGTTGCTCCTGTATAAGGGACATCTATTCTATAGAATTTCTTTTGTTGAGATTGATGTTGTCCAGTGATAATCTTTGATATCCATGTAAACGCTTTTCTTGCAACTGTAGAGCTTGCAATCTTTTGTAAAGCAGAGAATCCCAAATCAGTTACGGAATATACTCCACCCTTAGAACTATGTATGACTCCTGAAATACCCCCACTATAATCCCATAAGTCCCATCTATTTGTAGCTAATGTGTAAACATATATATATGTATCAGTATTGTCTGCTTTTGTTAGTATAACAAGTAAAGCATTATTGTTTGCATCGAAGGCAAGTATAGGCTTTTTATATGTTTTGATAAGCTCAAGGTACCCCAAGCTTTCATCGTATGAATTTTTTAATATAGGGAATCCAATTGGTTTTACGCTATTTGTATATTGGTATATGTTATTATAATCGCAAAAGAATAGCCCATATTCAGTAGCTATATGTGCTCGGTCGCCTATACAACCAATACCATCATATGTATCTTCTATATATAGATTGTTAGGCTCAACTCGATATGTATTATTAGAACTAAAGCAAAGAACTCTACCTCCATATGAAGCTAATGCTACAGGCATTTCAGGCATTTCAAGAAAGTCTTGAGACCAATCAAACATATCATATTTATATGGAAGTGATTTGAATAAATAGTGTTCTAACGAAGTTAGTCCTGTACCTGATGCTCTGCTTACAAATAGAGTATTGTTTAATAATGTAGATAAACCATAATCTAAAGATGTGTGAGGCAAGGTCTCAGATACACCTGTATTTGACTCAAAAGTTATTCCCGCCCTATCTGCAATTGCATCGACTACAACAATCGATTTGTTTGTAGTTCCTGTCCATAGAGCATCTAATGGTATTTTTTTCACCAACCTATACAAAGTTTCTGGTTTATTTATAATATGGTCTGGAGCCTCTGCCCTATATAGGTTTACATGAGAAACTCTTTTAGGTAAAGTAGCTGCAGCCTCTAGTATAGTAATTGTTATATTAAATCCATTACCTCCAGAGCTTATGGCATCTTCAACCTCATTTAACATTTGAGATTCTTGATATTCATCATATAAAAATGATATTCTGTAAAAGTATTCTTTAGCTGTATCGAAGCCACTCCCTGAACCCAAACCTGAAACAGATATGGCTACTTTACATGCCTTTAATGTTGTCGGGGCCCCCTGGGTAACACCAAAAGTTGCATCGTCTAATTTCTTTATAGTTGCTGGTTGAGTATTTCCAGTTAGACTATCAGTAGAATGATATGTAGTCATATTAGCAAAACTTTTCTGTTCTGCCCCTGTTATAGCAAATGATCTATAGTAATCTAGGCCATTATTAGTATAGTAATCTTTTTCAACTCCTTTTGCATTAGCCATTTCAGCAGTCCCTTCATAGGGATGATGTGTTTGTCCTGATGTTGTCGGATAACCTGATATAAGATGTGAAAAATGTTCACTTGGTAATGAAGGTGTAATTGTATGAGTCGAAGCGAGTTGTCCCAGCGTGGAATCATTTTCTTCACCAGCAATCGCTCCTATTGGGGATGACCATTTATCAAGATGTAAATTGCTTTCATTAGTAATAAAATGTACATAATTTGCGCTAGATGAACTTAATGTAGTTTGGGTTCCAGTAGTGGATTGATAGTTCCCATCTTCTCCACAATAAGGAACTTCACTTCTTATTCTAAATCGCATTACCCTTACTTTGTTAGTACCAGAATAATCAGTACGAATCCATATATTTGCTGATTTAATCATTTTACTATTATAAGGGGAAGTTTCAATATATGGACCACTTGATACATGTATGCTATGAATTTTACCCGTAGTACCAGAATAGCCATTCGTAGCATCCCATAACCTTTCAACCCTTAGGTCAGTTACACCAATGCCACAATTAAATAAACATCCCTTTGTATCTTGTGTAGATCCAATTGCACTATTATTATCGCTTGTAGGAGTGCCTGTAGTATTAAATAAACTTGACTTATAATTTAACATATGTATATAAGGTATATCAAAAAGCGTATACCGAACTTTAGTTAGCCTAAATCTATCATTCCCACCTGAAGATACTGTAGTCCAAGACATAAATGCTTGGCCTCCCCAATTTCTTCCACTTACCATTAAGGCACCTTCAATATCAGTACCTGCACTACTACCATTTACAGGTCCATCATTATATTTTAATTCACCTGTTCTTTCTACTGTAGTAGCATACCAACTAAGACTTTTGTATTGATTGTTATGACCTGCATTACCTGAATATGTACCTACATCTAAGTACCCTGAATATGCATTTGATAATGGCATAAGAGAAGGATAATACATTACTTGCATTTGCCTTGCACCATTTAGATTTCCCCCTGAAGGATGCCAATCAGCATGATGCTCAACTGCTTTATAATTAGAGCCAGCCGCAGTATAGTTTACAACATGGTCTTTTTCTGATGATGGATAAAACCATCCTTGATATATGCGATAATATTTACTTGAACTATTGTTGTGGATATAATACTTATCATATCTTCTTGAAGTAGTTGATCCATCTAATCTTTTAGTATTTGAATTAGAAAACATATGAGCTACTGTTTGATAACTCTGAGGCGTTACATCGTAAAAATCTACAGACCCTGAAGTACTTGATTCAAGCTTTGCACTAAATAAAAGTCCTTTAGAATAGCCCCTTTTAAAATTCCCTGACGAACCATCTACTTTAGTTTTAGTATAATCCTCACCTTCTCCATACATTGAGAATGTTACAATCTCATAAGTCCCAGTTGGTGTTGTATAAACATGTAAGTCGCTTACATATGAAGCTGAGTCAATTTGCTCACTTTTTTCTAAAGTAAAATCATCCCAGCTAGCTAAATCGCTTCTATGGTACCATCCAGGCCTTTGAACATTTGTAGTATAACTCCCTGAAGTTGCTGAAAGGTCGCTATTCCTAACCATTTGTGGTATTGAAGCAAACATAGCTTTAAACTGGCTCCCTAATCCATCACCTGAAACAGGAGTAGGCAATATAGTCTTAGTTAGACCTAAACTTAAATCAAGCCTATATAAAACACCATGTGCATGTTGAACTGTATCTAAGTCATATACCCATATAGTTTCATCTTGAATATTTAATGCAATACATTGAATTGAAACAAAGGGGAAATCTGATTGGCCTACAACTTCTCCAGATGTAGCAGAGTGTTTTATAATAGATGTATTCCCTTTGTTCATACCATATACATAGGAACCCAATGCAACAATCTTATCATAGGATGTAAATGTGTCGATATTACTTAAACGACTTGGCTCAACCTGAAGCCCAGTAATTGATGAGCCAAACTGAGAATGTTTAACATATCCTATCCATTTAGACTCTGTGCCTTTACCTGCTCCCAATCTAATATGACTATTAGATGTATTAGCAAGAGTTGCTGAGTCTCCTGTCATTTGATGACTTGTTAGTATATCAGATGCTGTAGGAGACCCATCAAGGTCTTGAACTTGCCTAACTTTACTTGCATCTTTATCGTACAATATAGCATCTGACTTAGATGTGTCTGTGCCATTCATTATCTTGCAAGAGTAATGGCTATTAAAATGAGAACCTGCTGTACCCCCTGCAACAATTTCTTCAGCCTGCCTACCTGTCAATTTACCATCAACAGCATTAGGGTCCACATTAAGAGAGTGGGCTGCTGCTTCAGGTGGTATATCATTCTCTGAAGGAGAAGATATGGTTCCTCGATTAAAAGTTTTTATTTCTAATAACTCTTTAGGCAATTACTTATCCCGTCTAAATGCATTTCTAATATCTTCTGTAAGATTATAGAAAAAGGATGATTCATCTGGCCCATAATGAAAAGGATTCCCTTTATTAGTAGATACTTTCTCCACACTTTCTCCGTGTCCAAATGGATCCTTTGTGACTTCAGAACCTTGCACACCTCTTAAGGCAGCTTCAGTTTTAGGTCCAAAGATTCCATCATCCTCTAATCCCATTAGCCTCTGAAATTGAGATACTTGCTCTGAATCATTTACATTAAATGTTTTAGCAAACTCTCTTGGATCCACTTCCTCAGACACACCTTCAGGGTCTAAGCCTTCATACATATTTACCTGAGGAGCAGGATTTGAACTTTTTTGAAACAAGTCTACTGATTCTTGGTATGGATTTCCCCAACTTTTAGCCATATCCTCACCACTCATTCCAAACTTAGAACCATACTTGTCAGCCATCTTATTATCATGAGATTGATTGTAGGCATTCCAACTATTTACTCCACCTTTTATCATATCTAAGAGACTATTCATTATCCTTTACCTTTTTTCTTAGGGGCTTGTGAATCAGGCAATGTTCTTGATTGCCACCCTACAGGTAAATTTTGGGCAATATTCATATAATTAGGAGCTCCTTTTTGACTACCTGCTTGTGCTTTAGGCATATTAGACCAATTCTTTTTAGCTAAACCTTTTACTTTAGATGCCTCAAGCTTATTTACAGTATGTTTGCCATCTGCATGAAACTTAGGGAGTGTTATTCCATGTGAAATGTCAGCATATTGAAGCATAGCTCTTTCATAGTCTCTGTATGTTTTGAATTGTTCTGGTTTGGGTGAAGGTAACTTTGACTTGCCTTTACCAAATTCTAAACTTATTCTTGGATCATGCCAGTCTACATCATCTATACCTGCAAATGGGTTAGGTGCAGTGTTTGATTGCATGTGAGCTTGAGCTGATACACCTCTCATACCTCGCTCACCATGTTCTTCTTCATGTATAACATCTGTTCCAAAGCCAAATCTATCTTTTGCCATTTTTATCCTTTCAAGACTTGACCCCAGAGGGTAGTCTTACCATTTATTATTTCAACTACATTAACTATGTAGTCACCATTTTTAAACCAGTCAATCACTGCAAATCCATGATTCCAATTTGTCAGCCTTCCACTCAACCAGTCTTCATCTTCTTCTATATCTTTTAAGCACCCCATACTCCATGCACTTATAGTACCTCCAGCATTAGTCTTTGTAAACCTTTGAAGGTCATGAGTATGTCCGTACATTATACTCTCACCATAAACATCTAAATGCTTAAATGCATGGTACTTAGAAACAAACTTTCCATGTGTAAAGTTTAGCTTCCCTATCTTCAATGTCTTCTTTCTATTATAGGGATGAAACTCATATCCTCTTTCCTTTAGATTTAGAGCCTCTTCTGTCATATAATGGTCTAGGTATGGATATCTTGTAACAAACTTGTCTAACCACACCTCATGATTGCCTTGCACAAAATGCCTCTCATTACAATCAATTTTATTTAAAGACCTGTCTATTTGGTCCATCCCTTTATTCACTGCTTTAATATCTTTATCAAGCAATGGTATTAAATCTTCCATAGGTTTAGCAGACCTACCTTTCCAGTAGTGTGTGCTAAAATGCTCCCATTCACCTGTATCGCCTAAGTCTACATAGGTATCAGGCTTAACTAACTCAATTGCTTTACAGACTACATTTATTGCCTTTTGGTCATGCAAAGGGAAATGTTTATCTGGTGTCACAATTGCTGTTTGAACTATCTTAATAAGAACTCTCCCATTTAAACAAAGGGGTATGGCTTCTAACCCAGTACATGTATAGTATCATTTAAGCTCAAAGTGTGGATGGTCATCAAAGAAGTTTTCCTTTAGATTGAAATCACTATCCCAATCACCACCCCATCTTAGAGTAACACCCATCCCACGAGCCAACCCAATGACATACCCAGCAAAAAGAGTATTTCTTTCTCGGTCATCCCAGTCAATGGGGTAAGCCATGACATCAACAGCACAGCTAGGGCTAGCGTTATGCCTACCATTAGGGAAACGAACTTTACTTTTTCCTTCGTCACAAAGTTTATTCTGCCTTTCTTCCCCTCTATGTCCCTCTATTATAGTACAATCAACATGTTTGATGACCTCCTTGAAAACTTTCTGAAGGTCATCGTGACATGTTTCCAATTTACTTAGAGATGATTTGCTGAACTTAGGCACCTTTAAGAATTACCTTTTTAAGTACAGCTTCAATTGTCTCCCATAATGCAGTGATCCATTTTTCTTCAGTTTTTTCTGAGATGAATGGAACATCTATATTTGCATTTAGTTCTGCTATTACTTTAGCCTTTATCTCATCATTAAAGAGATACTCTGCTATCATTTTTTGTATCATTTTAGTTCCTTGATTATCTTGATTATTATATGCACTATTGTTGCTATTCCAAGCACTACAGATACAACATCAGGCAATATACCTAATTGGATTATTGCAGCACTTGAAAAACCTACTATTGAAGTTTGAAGGGTGTCTGTCATTTTTTAGCCTTTGGTACTTGTTGAGCTTCAGAAGCTGTTTTTTTCTTCTTAGATTCATCTTCAGCTATTGATGTAATAATTTCAATAGCACCTTCAATCTTTAAATACTGAGCTTCAATCTGTTTTTTTTGAGCTTTTAAATTTTCTAGTATTTCATCGTAGTTTTTCATTTTACCCTTTATTGTCTTTCTAGTGTGTACGCTACTGCTCCAGAATGCTTGACAGTTGTACCACTTTCATATCGAAATGCTGGTATTATCATATCACCTGCAGATAAATTGACACTTAATCCATTATTTGATCTTGAGTATGTCTTTCTGTTGTAATTCACAACCTGCTGGTTGTCTCTTAAGGTAAAAGTAGCACCTCCACTTGCTGCATTGTCAGAGATAGTAGTTGTCCAGGTTTGAAGATAAACATTTTGATCATTATTCTGGCCTTGATACCCAAGCCAGTAAACCCCTACCAGCTTACATGCAAATGGAACAGTTAATCCAGCGATGCTGTTGGAACCTACAACATCAATTGTGTTTCCAACATTGATACTATCATCACTATCATATGCATCCCATTTATTGAAAGTTGAATCATCTATGTCTTTAAAATAAGTTCTACCTGAAGTTGTTTCACTGAATACATAATCTTTCTGCAATACAACAGCGTTATAAGCATCTACATAAGATTTAACTGATTGTTGAGTTGGGAAGTGAGTATCACTATTGCTTGACATATTATCTTCATCTTTACCTATAGCAGTAACATGGTCAACCCCTTTAATACCAGTAGAAGTAAATTGGGCTATATCTCCAGCAGTAGCTGTATACCCACCATCAGGCTCGTCTACTAAAAGAGCATTATTATTTGCAATTCCAAATGTTAAGGCATTTTGCTTTGCATTCCATGTAGCTGCACTTGATATATATCCATCTGCTATAGCATTACCTCTCCACTCACCTGCATTTACTAAGCCTAAATCTGTTGTATCTCCTAAGACATTTAAATCACCTACAACATTAACATTTGAACCTGAAAGTGTAATTGCATTTGCAGTAGTAGAAGCTATAACTGAAACTATAAAATCACCATCTACTCTTAAATCTCCAGATACCCTTGATGTACCTGTACCTAACACGGTAAGGTCACCTACTGAAGTAACATCAGACCCTGATAAAGTAATAGCATATGAACCATCAGAAGCTTCTATATGATTTCCACCTACTCTTATATCACCAGATACTCTAAATAAATTAGTGGTAAAAAGAGCCATATTTGTACCAGCGCCATCTACATTATTATTAATAAAATATTGATTACTACTATTTTGACCTGTAGATATTGGGTCAAACCCAGCTTCATCAAAATTTAAATTCCCATTAGTAATAATGTTAGCATCAATAGAAAATCTACCAGATTTATTATAAATATCAAAAGAACCCCCCCCAACACCATTCCATCTCATTTTAGGCGAATTTGCGACGACACCATTTCCTATTTCAATCCTATGTAAACCACCATCTTCACCAAGAAATATGACTCCTTCACCAAGAGTTCCACGACTTACAGCATCAATCTTTACTTTTGCATTATAGCTACCACCAGCACTATATGTAGGATTTTGAGCAGGTGAATGCAGGATTTTAACTCCTACAAGCTCTTTGTGGGTATAGGATTTAAGGGTGTTAATGCCATCTGTCTCAATTGTAAGGTCAGAAGAATAAAGATCAAGACCAGTTCCTACTGAACCCGCAGGTTCATTAACTGATTTAATTCTAAGGGTTGGAGATGCAGCATCTGCTTGAGACCTAACGAAGAAAAGGTTTGCATCGACAGATGAATCTGTAGCCTGTGAACCTCCAAAGGTTATATCGTTTCCATTTACAGTAAGGTCTCCAGAAACAGTTAAGTCTCCAAACCAATTTGATCCTGTTACATCACCTGTAAGGTCTCCAGTAACATTATTAAAAATAGTACACCCATCAATAGTGCCACCATTTATATCTATATTTGCAAATGATGATGTTCCAGCAGATGTTATATTACCCGTAACATTTCCTACCACATTTCCAGTAACATTTCCTGTTAAATCCCCTGTAGAATCTCCAGTAACATTTCCAGTAACATTTCCAGTTAAGTTACCAGTAACATTGCCTGTTATGTTACCCGTAAGGTTTCCAGTAACATTACCAATAAGATCATTTACTAAAGGTGCACCGAATGTTACTGAACCTACCATATTGATAGCTCCTGTACTTTCAGAAATAGTAAACAAATCAGTAGAAGAAGAGTTCTTAATTCTATAGGTAGTAGCTGGCTCTAGGTCTACTTGCTTGTCTAGGTAATTTGTTGTTGACCCACTATCTTCAGTCCATACAGGCATTAATAATCGTACCCTCTAATGTTAGCTCCTTTGATTCTTCTTTCATTTCCATATTTTTTTGCTTCAATTATTTCTGCTTGATATTTGCCTTCCCAGTATTGTGCTAACTGTATAGTTTCTGGATTCCTTTCATATATCATTGCATTTACTTTATAAATAAGTGCATCTTGAAACATTTCAGGCAAATCACTTTCTTCGTTTAAATCTGTTGCAGCCCCAGTAAGGAAATGGTCAGCAAGCTTAGAGCAGAAAACTCTTACAGTAACTACAGATGACGGAGATTTAACATTAGCTCCATAATCTGAAGTTGTTGCGATACCGATTTTATCTCTTTCTAACCACCATATATATCCTTTAGAGTTCATTATGATATGTCTCTTTCCTGTGGTCTTCCCACAAGTTTATCTGCACTTTCGTCATCTACATCAACACTAGATACTCTGACTATGCTTTTTAATAAATCATAGTACCTAACATCAGCAACAGTAGAAAAAGTATAAGACGAGTCTAAAACTTCTGTTTTTCTACAAAAGTCATCTGATGCCTTATTTAACATTTTAATTAAGTTTTGATTATTTTCATTAGGATGGGTAACTCTTAATATCTCTAACATTTCTTCTAATTTCATGCATCAACCTCAAAGTATCTATTGTAATCTACCTCAAGTGCTTGAGCTTGAGATGAAAGTGTGGATATGTGAGTACCATAAGCCTGAATATCAGAAGTATACTCTTGAATTAAAGCCCCTACTTCAGCAGAATATCTTTGTACTTCACTTGAATGTTTTTGCAGTATATGTGCATCTTCTTGACTTGCTGCTCGTAAATCTTCAATCTTTGCATTTACTGAAGCCTGATATGCAACATTTGCTTCATTAAATTCATTTAGATGATTCTGCATTATAATATTTATTTCAGAAATTTTTGCAGTTGCTAATTCAATATCTTCACTGGTATCTATTAAAGTTGCAAGTGCAGTTTCAAAATTTGAAAACCCTGTAAAATCATAAGAAGGGGCACTGCCAAAACCAGCAACTGTATTATTACCAATTCCACTTATATTAGCTGGAGCTGATAATCCAGATATATCTAAAGTAGGCATAACTTTATCTAATACTCTTCTTTTTAAAACTTTTATTGCTGCATATAGAATTACAGCCCCTACATATTGGTCAGGGAAATTAGCTATAGAACTGCTATTTGCATTAAAATTTGATATTGTATATGTTGTTGGAATACTGCTAAGAGCACCTGATGTATTGATAGATGGAACAAAGTTTAAATACCCATTACTTATATAAGCTGCAGGGTCATTGCTTGTTGAATAATGTATTGAACTAGAATTTGATAATTTTTCTTTAAATCTTTTATCTACAATGCGAACTTCTTTTCCATTATTCTCAACATACAGTATGTCTCCAATATCTTGCAAATCAAGAGAAGTAGATCCACCAGATAGATTGGTGTTTTTAGTAAATAGCTCTGTTTTATATGGAAGCATTTTTTTCACTCTATCTACTACATCAATACACCCATCAACCATCCATTGCTCAATAGAGTCTAAGTCTGCAGGGGTAAGCGATCCAGCCAGATCTTTTATTCTTTCATTAAAGTTTGTAACAAGTGCCATCTACTTTTTCTTCTTTTTAGTCTTTTTCTTTTTAGGTCTTCCTACTTTAGACCCATATGTTCCCTTACCATAAGGCATAATTCATTCCTTTATTAAATCTTTTAGTTATAGGGAGCCCATAAAGAGCTCCCATATAACATTTTATACTCTACTTAAGTAATCTTAAATAAAGAATGTGATTCGATTAATGAAATACCAACACCTTCATCAGACATGTATTGGTCTTTTATGCCATCGTATCCATTGTCAGACTTGATGTTAGTCTGATACATTGGAGAACGATATTGAGCATGGAAAAGATTATCATCATCAATAATCACCATATGCTTATTGTAGTTTCCTCGTAAAGCAGGAGTAGGAATCAACTGAAGCATTCCATGAGGAGTTTCTAAAGTTCTGTAATTGAACCCTAGAGCATCACGCTTCATGTCACCTAAGTTAACTGCCCATCCTGAGTTACCACCGTAAGTACCTGAGTCAGAAGTAAGCTTATTCCACTCACCTAAAGCACCAGCACCACAGAAAGCACGCTTAATACCACTTGTAGGAACATATTGGAAAACCTTTTCCATGTCATCTACAAATTCAGCATAACCGTAACTACCTGAGATACTAGCAGTGAATACATTTTGAGCATCACTTGCTGAAGAAGAAGTCCCAAATGACTCTAAAGCACTTACTATACCATATGTACTTCTAATTAACTTACCATCAGCATCAAGTCGACCACCGTCATCAAAAGAACCAGTACCCATTCCTGTACCACCTACACGAGTACCGAATAAGAATGCTTTTTCTTTTTGCATTTTGTGCTCTTGGTTCTTCATTTCTCTTAATCGTGCTAACTCAGAAGACTCACCACGAAGAGCTGCTTGAAGAAGTGTACCTGTAACCTCAAGAGGAGTTTTGAAGATTTGTGTAGAATTATACACTACTTCTAACTCATCTGCCCATGCATCAGGAGATACTTGACCTTCACCTTGTGCATTACCGATTACTTTAAAAACATCACCAGTCACCAAACTAAAAGCTGTTTTGGTCATGTTTTTAAGTACAAAATCAGAACCAGATTTAGCAATCACACCTACACCTTTAGGTAGTCCTGCTGCTGCTGCTGCTGAAGTATAAACTTCAACTATCAATCCAAGCATTGATGATGTGAAAACTGGAGCTGCATTATCTTGTCCCTCTAATCCTGTTACACCATTTGCTGCAATTGGGGTTCCTGGGGATGAAGAATTGCCTAGTTTCACACCAGTATCATTATCACCACATTGAACTTGTGGTGCAGTACCTGATATGGTTCCCATTACTATTTGTTGTTTTACCCAAGGATTACGATGCTCGAACATCTTAAATATTGGGTCATTTGTTTGACGAGTTTCTTTATTTGATATAACTGTCGTGAATGGAGCTACATCTGTCCACAATTCTCTTACAACTTGTGGATCGATGTAGAAGTCACGCCTATCTGTATAAAGAACACCACTGGCTCCACCACTAGATAGATTTTTTGCCATTTTATGTTACTCCTTTATCGTTTTTTAGATAAAAGCCCAGCACTAAAAGCCTGTTCATCTGTCATTGTTGGAGCAGGAGTACCCTGTTCAACAGTTGCAGTTCTAGGGACATTCATCCGTTGATTCTGCTGTTGCATTTGAATTACCTTTTGCTGTGCCTCTACCTGACTTCTTGAAGGAGAGTGAGCTGCATCATAGATTTTAGCTAGATGTTCCATAGTAACATTGCTTGGATTTTGAGCCCATGTTATAAAGTCGTTAGACTTTTGAGCATCCCAACCAAAGTTGTTCATAGCATATGATTGAGCTTGATTTATAGCTTGAACCTCTTGCTGTCTAGCAAATTGAGCTTTTTGCTCTTGTTGCCTATGTGCATCGACCTTACCATAATAATCAATCATACCATCTCTATAGTTATCCTTAGCTAATCTATATTTAAAAGATTCACTCTCTGGATCATTATATGCATCGACCTCATTATATGAATGTGGTTTAACAGGTGCTTCAGGCTGCTTCAATGGTCCTTCAAGATTTCCTTGGGCAGGTGAACCTTGTTGGGGTGCATTGGAGAGACTTTTTTGCTCCAACCGATTAAGCAACTCAGGGTCGCTTTGAATAGCCTCTGATATGGGGCCAAGAGTATTTTTATAGTACTCTAATTCTTGTTGGATTTTAAAATTCTCATTCTTTGCCTTATCGGCCTGTGATTGCCAATATTGCATACGATTTGGGTCTTCAACTGGCGTTGATGGTTCTTCATACACTTCTTGAGGAGCTTCTTCTGTAAAGTTTTGCTCACTATTTGGTGATGTTAAACCTGTAGGCATACCATCATTCTCTAAACCAGAGCCGAATGGTTGATTGCCTATGTTATTAGTCGCAATTGGATCGTCACCTGTTTGGAACATCCCAGTTCCATTGCCAGTTGGAGCTTCTATTCCTGGTGTTTCCACAGGAACCTCTAAGCTCTCCATAGGTGCTTCAGCAGCATTGCGAACTTCTATTATGTTGTCCATCATCGTCTTTCTGCCATTGTAACCTTAAAGGCCCAGCATGGCTTATATTCCGATTATCTTCTTGTTTTGCTCAGACACCTCTGACATTGTATCATCCTCAATATCAGAAACTGCCTCTTTGAGTTTAGCAAGCTCATCACCTGCTCTAGCTTTGTAGAGACTGGAAGCCATTTCGGCTTTAGCCTCTGCTTTAGCTAATTTTACTTCAAATTCTTTAAGCTCAACACGCTTCCTGTCGTGGAGAGATTCTCGATGTGCTGTTTGTAGGTCGCCTTCGAGGTCTTTAATTTTTTCTTCAGCTTGCTGTAAAGCCCCTTGTAATTGAGACATCTGGCTTGATCTGGCAAGAACACCTTCCATATCTGCGACATCTGTTTGTTTTAATAGCTCTGTTTGGTCAATAACCCCCATAGAGTATAATTCTTTATAATACTCAAATCGGGCCCATCTATTATTTGGTAGCGTAGAACCAGCCACAACAACAACATCATAATGCCCAATTGTTACATCATTAACCTTCCCTAAGAACTCACCTGTAATATCATGGTATACAGGTTGATTCAACTCAATCTCTGCCTGTGTATTGTTAGGCTTTAGTATTCTCAACATCTTTCTATCAGTGTAGATGTATTGAATCATATTCACTATCACTTTAGCAATCTCGTTTAGAGATGCTTCAATATCATCCTTTTTAGACCTAATCCTACGCTGACCAAATTCGTCTAAAGCAATTGTTCCTTTATAGGTTTGAGGGGCTGCACCTTGGTCTCCCTGCATAAGTGCATATATACCAAGTATCTGTTCTATATCAGCCTTAGCATCTGCTTCATTTTTATATAGTTCATTAGGAAGAGGGACAGGACCTGCAACAATTGGTTGACCAAGTTCGGGATCATATTCAATTACTGCTGTACCTGCTCTACCCCATTCCTGCTCTAATTGCCTCTTATTCATAGAGCCACGAGGTATAAGTAGTTTTACATTTGTGGATGAAGAGGCATGTGCAACGATTAAACTTCTAATTTTATTTATATATTCCTGCAAACCTTTAACAAGTCGCACATCACTCATAGGATAAGGATTGCGATTATGTCTGTTCATAAATGGAACAATAGGATATCTATCTATAGGAAGGACTGCAGAATAAAGATATTCATCTCCAACGGATAAGCAGACCTTGATGTTTGTTTGCTCAATAGGAACAACCTCAATCAAACCTTCCTCTATCATTTCAGCTTTCTTAAGAGGAACAAGCTCTGTAGTAGAGCCTGGAACAGACATTTGATTCTCTTCACCTTTTACAGGGAAAGGCTGTCCAGTTTGGGGGTCTATTTCCATGTGGAATAATTGACCTACATTTTCATAAATTTCTTGCATTTGAGCCACTGCTTGAGGCTCAGTAATGTAGTTACGACCTTGAGCAGTAATTGTAAGCATACAATCTTGCATTTGATACTCTTTGAACTGCTCGCCATTTAATATCTCTTCTCTATTTTGATAAGGGTCAAATACCCTGCTATAAGGAATCTTTACCTTTGTATATCTTTCAAATAACTCTAATTCCTTATCACCATCTGAATCTCTATCTTTATTCCCAGTTACAGGAAGTACCTGCTCATCCAACAACCCAAATCGAGTAGTAGTTGGCATAGATAGATGTGATGTTTCTTTTGCAGATTCTATTAATTCTTTAAATTGAGGATAAGCACTTAGTACTTGAGACCTCATAACCTTTTTGCCAATAATGATGTGATTTGCATCATGACAGAATTGATCTTGTGATGCAGGGTCTATATAGACATCTAAGGGGCTAATAGCTTTAAGGCATACCTCACCCTTACTGTAATCTTTTTTCGGGTCTATATATGCATTCATGACCCCCATACCCATAACATAGTAGTCGTCAATGACTTGTTTTAGTACTGCATTGCCATTGCTATTATCCCAGATCCACGACATTAAATCAGAAAATATCCGACCTGTCCTCACATCGGAATCTTCTCTAGCCGCAGATTGGAATCTAGGGGAATTTGAGGTTAGTAGAGCCTTGGCTTGCTCTACCGCACTGTGGATGACATTAACGACTACAGGTTCTTGTGCTCTACTTCTTAATGTTTTTACCTGCTTATCAGACCACTGCTTTCCATTTCTAAACTCATTATCTTCAACAGCTTGTTTAGCCCACTCTGAACGCTTACTAGAGTAGTCTTGTATAAGGTCTGTGGTTAATTTTGATTCTGGGTTTTTATCTGGCATATAAAGTTACACTTTAATCTTTGGGTGTAACTTACAGCTTTTATTAGCACTTATGCAACTTAAGTTAACAGAAATTTACAATTAAGCTGTCTTCCAGTCATAGCTGCCATCTAACAATGGATTGCGACCCTCTTTCTTGCCTTTTTCTTTATTTGTATGTGAGGGCGTGTAAATACCTTTGGTTGCATAGAAGAGGCCATCAAGTAGATCGTCATGCTTACCACGAGGGTACATAAGCAGCTCATCTCTTAATTCTTCCATGCTCTTTTGCATATAGAATTTCTTTTGAGCAAAGTAAGGCTCCATTGTCTCCAATCTGGACGACTTGGAAGTTCTAGGGTTTTCTTTAATTTCAAGACCTGGAATAAACAATCCATCTTCTTCGCATCGTTTACGGATATACTCACGAAGCATCTCCTGATACCCAACTGACTCTATCCTTGTTTTGTCAGGTCTATATATTTTCACCTGATTTAAGATAGCTTCAGCTACATTCATGGGGGTTGCTCGTTTTCGATAATAAGGTAAAACGAAACGATTACCATCTTTATCAACTGCAACGGTTACAATGACGGAGAAATCGGCTGTCTGCCTTGTGGATGAAGCTGGGTCAACCCCCATGAATATATTAACTGCTCTTAACTCATTGCAATCTTTACCATTTATGCTGGTAAACTTTAAATATGCCTTATCATTATCATATTCTAATTTCCCATCATAATACTGAATATAGTCATCTCTAAATAGCTGGTCTTCATCTCCTACTACTTCACATAAATACTCTCTATAGAAAACCGATACTCTATTGATACTTTCTAATTCTTTTTTCTTTTCCTTTAATTTCTTGATTGGCTGCCAATCTTCCCATAATGCTTTATTATTATCCAAATCAGGTTTAAAAAGCATATTCTTCCAGCCTCTCATTTCCTTCAATGTCTCTACCATGCACCTTTGGTGAATTGGAGTACCAATAATTGCAATCCTGCCCTTCACTGGATCGAGTGATGGAACTGCAGATTGTAGTAACCAGCGAAGATTACCTTCCATAGCCTCTGATGTCTTAGTATTATTCTCATCTTCTGGGTCGTCTACGATAATAAGAGTAGGTCGCTGGTTACCATGTTTAATCCCTCGTAATTGTTGTCCCGTACCTTTACAAATAATCATTGAACCATCTTTAAGTTCTATTTCAGTTTTGGCCCAAGTTCTAGCAGAATTGACTCCCCAGTAACCAAACATCTGCCTGAATGTCTCTGAATAGTCCAGTACATCTTTAATTGTACCTAACAGCTTAGTTGCATGGTCTTGTGTACGAGATACAAGAACAATAAGCTTTGGACCTTTACTGAACATAATATGCCACAATGGGAATACGCCACCTACAATGGATGATTTAGCATGACCACGAGGGGCTATAATATTAATCTGCTTGACAGAATCATCTTTTAATTCATCTGCAATAGTGTAGTGAAACTCTGGAGATTCAGCAGAAAACATATTCGGCATAGCTACTTTACCAAATAGTATCATATTGTCTTTTAACTTAGCTAATACTGTCGACTTCTGCTTCAAGTCTTCTCAACCTTTCTTCCATGTTATCTATTAATTGCTTCCAATCTACAGGAGTATGCGAGTCCATTTCAAGACTTGCAACTCTTCGTGCTAGAGCATCTATCTGTTCCTGTATCTGTATAGCTATATGCTCTAATAGCATGCTGCTGGAATTTCTCCTTTTTCAAGTTTGTCGATTAAATCATCTATATACCATCTAGCTTTTTTTAAATCTTCAACAGTATTGCCTTTATATGGACATCTTGTGACATACTTGATAACATTCCCTCGAATAAAATCCATTTGCCAAGATGCGATAAAGTCAGTCACCTCTATACCTTTAGTGTAATGAGGTGGATGATTTACCATATCTTCATTCTTTTCTTTCATCAATCTCACTCTTTCTTTCTAGTTTTACTCTTTTCTCTTCTTTATCAATTGCATCAGTAATCTGTGATGAGAAGTCCATTTCTATTGAATCGGTAACAATCTTCTTCCCTGGCTTCATTTCTAGTAAATCCATAAATACATCTGCAGCTTGAAGGATTAATTGCGGCTTACCATCTTCTCTTGCCTTAGCAATTACCTCTTGATGGAGGTCAATCACATATTCTCTATCAATCCCTTTCTTTATCAAAAGGTCTTTAGTCTTTTCTTCTACCATCTTCTGTATAGATTCTTGTTTCATCAATCTCCTAACTGTAGCTGCAGGTGTCTTCTGCTCTGGTCTATATATGTTTCCAAGAATATCCCAGTCTATAGGCTTATCAGACAACAACATGTCCACATATGCATTTACTACATTCTTAGTTCTAGTCTTTCCAACCTCTTTATCTGCCCAATGAGTAGGATTAGACTGTGTATAGCAATCTGCAGACAGGTTATCAAGAAAATTTATTTTAGAATTTTTTGAGACCCAGTTGGTTCCATATGATAGTTTTATATTTATTTTAGTTCGTTTCTTTTTGTCTGTATATATAGACTTCTTTAAACAAATACCCACATATCCATCATCAGATAAGGCATTATCACCCTCTTGTGCATCTTTCCAGTAAACATACTCCATACCTAAATCATCAGCCTCTTTCTGACTATGAATCTGATAGCTACGGAGTATATTGTTCACTTTTCTTTTGATTACATGCACTACTTTAGTATTCCATGTGCTTTCATTGCAGATACCATTCGTGTAACTCCAATACCACCACCAAAACGCTTAAACATATCAAGTGCTAAGTATTCTTCTAACTCATCTTCTACTCTTTTCTTACCAAAATGGTTATATAGAAGTTGTGCATATTCACCATCAGATATATTATGGAACTGGTCTCTCATTTCCTGTACATCTGTAGCTCTTTCTGCACTTCCAATAGTCTCCATTCCATGCATAATAACATCAACTTTATTATACATTCCTTCACCTGCATGTTTCATGTTCCAGAATGGATGAGTTCTAAGTGGAAAGTCTTTTAAGAACACACAAGGTGTATATTGCTTACATAAAGCATCTTCTTCATCATAGTCCAACAATTCAACATCATAATGCTTACATGCATCGTCATAGCTAATTGTCTTATGGACTTCACCAAACCCTAGATGTGATAATAGCTCTGTTTCAAGAGCCATCATATCTTTCATACCCCCATGAGATTCAAATTCAAACATTGGGAAGACTTTATCATGTCTACCCTCTACTGGATTTGGCTCATTTCTATAACTTGTAGTTATACAGAACACCCCTTTAGCATCAGGATTATCTAATAAATCCCTTTCTAACCACATTTGCCCTGTTTGAGGCAATGGCCAGTTAATACCACTGAATATATATTGCGATATTGTAGCTGGATCCTCACATGCAGCTAATATAGATTGCCTAGATTGTGCAGGTACCTCAATGAATCCTTTCTTTTCTTGAAAGAACTTTCTCATTTCTTTAACTGCATAACTATAGTCGTACATATTTTTCACTTACTTACTCCTTATTAGGGAAACCCTAAGGGTTACCCTTATTAACCTTTAATACACTTCCCTTAAGGAAGTGTATATACTCCCTAAGAGAGTACTCTACCTAAGGGCTACCCTTATATACTTAACCCTTAAGTTAATCCCTACTCTCACCTTCATCATTCAACATTTGTGATAACATTCTAGTCACTATTTCTCTTTCAGCTTCATATAGATCAAAGTCTTTCTTGAATTGCTTGTAAATAGATGAATGTGACTCAGTATCTTCCCACAAACCAGTTGACAAATCAAATGTCTCATATGTCTTCTTTGTTGCCATATGTTAATTTAAGTTGCATTGAGTAAATTATCAAAGCTAGATTATTAACATGGATTTGTAAAAATTGCTGTAGAATGGGAGTGAGGGATATACATAGGACCCACCCCCCACTAAATTAGGGTTAAGGGTTCTAAACTCGTTGAGTTCAACCGTTGAGGTTGACATCAATCGAGTGGTGTATAACACACTAACACACCGTGTATACATCTACTAATCCATACAACAGCAGGAGAGTGTCTCCCTTTTTTGTAGAAAGAAGAGTTAACCTAAGTGTCAACTTGTCCTACATAACTTCTTGAGTTGTTAAGTGGTCGGCATTATGCTACCCATTTAGGATAACCTTCTTCATAGTCTTACTATGTGCACAATGTCAGAAGAGCACAGGAATCATAGTAAGGCTATCTTTTTTAAGTACAAGAAGAAAGGTGTCTCCCTTTTTTACAGTACAATTCAGTACAGCTAATTAAGGAGTAATTAACTATGTTAATGAGAACATTTAAATGGATTGGACATCAAATAGCAGTAGCAATTATGGGCTTCAAAGAAGGTTATGCTACAGGCAAATTAGATGCAGAAGGACAACAGGTTAAGAGGGCAATGGAAGAAAGACAGAAGGAGAATAGTAGAACAACACCTCATCCTTCTGGTGCATAGAATAGAAAGGGTTGACACTTATGTGTCTCCCTTTTTTACAGATAAATAAAGGAATTGAACTATGTTAAATAAAATATTAATCTTTTCATTATTAGCCTCATATTCGGCTTGTTTCTGGTATGTGATATTCGGGTATGGGTTGGGAGGAGATAGCTTCTTTATGACCCCATTAAGGACTTTAGAATATATCTTCGTAATGAATAAAACAGAGTGTTATGTATCTTGGATATTCTTGGCTGGAGTATGTTGTTATTTCACACCAAGATTTATAAAGAGAGATGTCAGTTGATGTCTCCCTTTTTTACAGATAATTAAAAGGATTAAAAATGTTAAAGATACAGAGTTATGATGAATGGTTTAAAGAAAATGAAAAACTATTAAGAATAGTATTTGCAAATAGTGGAGTTGATAAAGAAATGGATTTTGATTTTGAATGGGAATGTTATAAGAAATATGGAATGTATTACTCAATATATGGAGAGGCATCTTAATTGATGTCTCCCTTTTTTACAATATAATTAAGGAGTTTAAAGACTATGGATGTATTAGTAGATACAGTAGTTGATAGTTTCACACCTAATCCTGATGTAGAAATCTATACTGTTATAGATGAATCAGGCGATAAGGTATTCCAAACTTATGATTCTTGCGAGGCTTATAGTTATGTCGATGAGATGAACTTATTAAGAGAAGAATTGAGGAGTCATTAGTTACTTGGGAGATGTCTATATGATGTCTCCCTTTTTTGTACACAAATAAGAGGTAAAAATGAAAGAAATTGAACAAATGGGTAAAGGTATTGAAGAATTTAGCACCTACTTATCATCTGTATTTCCAAGCTTTAAAGAGGATACTATTGAATCTGTTAAAATGCAGCTAAAAGCACAAAAACAGGTAACTGATGATTGTAGGCATATAATAAAAAACCTTGAACAAGAGCTAAAGAAGAAAAATGGAATAATATCAGCTCAAAAACAAGCCTTACTTGAACAATAAAAGAACGAGGCATCCTTATAGGGTGTCTCCCTTTTTTACAGATGATATGAAATGTATTCGTATCCGTAACTTAATGTAGAAAGGGTTAATCAATGAATTGGTTATCTTATATCGTAACACCTAAAGGGCAAGACAACATTCAAACAGCAGATATTTCTAAAGCAGATTTATTTGTATTTCCAAAAGAAGAATGGTCTGAAGATAAAGTACAGATTGTAGCTAACTTTCACGAATTTCGTGGAGATATTAGAGAAAGTGCATCAGGTACTTGCTACAATGTATTCAG